CGATGGCGTTGGACCCATCACTCACTGGCGGGAAGAATATGCCCCCTGTTCCTGCCACTGTGCCATTTAATTCCATCCAGTAGAATGAAATAGCTTGACACTGGAACGCATTGAGCGTATTCATGCACATATTGAAAACGAAATAACGAATCGCTCATCCCCGGCAGACTACTGGAGATAAAAGCGCGGATAACGATGCTGACCCTCGACCAATGTGGGTGACGCAAAGGGAGCCTGCGACGAAGGAAAGTCGATAACTAAACCCCTTGCCAGTTGGTAGGTCTCCAAGATGACGGATTCATTCCGGTGCGGAGTAAAGCTGGTGCAGTTTTAACCGGAGGTAGCAGATGGGCAAAGAATCAAGGAAGCGCGGCACGTTTGAAGAGAGAAAGGACGCTGCCATGGAGCGGGACCGGCAGTCGAAGCTGGGGAAGCATCTCCGCGAGAACTTCTCGAGGAACCGGACGGCGTTCGCGGCTGCGGGTCGCGAGTCCGACCGTCAGGCGCTTGCCATGAGGGGCGACTACGGCACTATGGATGTCCTGCCCGACCTATGCATGAACGGCACGCCGGGACCGGCGATCTTGGTCGGCATGGACATGGGCGGCGAGGATCGCACCGTCATCTCGATCAGGGGCTGCGACGGACCCAAGGTTCTGATCGTTGACGACGAACCCCGCAGGCTGGGCGTCATTGGTCACCCCGGTCGCAGGTTCGGCCTGATAGCTGCCCTTGTGATGTCGATGATGGCAGGCGGCAGGCGCGGCGAATGATCAGGACCAACTACTACTACCCGCAGCAGATGCTGGATCGCCTTAAGTTGGCGAAGGCGAGAAATTGGACCTACCCGTCAGCGAGATCATCCGCAGGGCAGTTGAGATGTTTCTTAAGAATCTGGGGCTGTGACCCTCAACGAAGGAAAAGGAGCAGGCGGCATGGAAGTCAAGGAAGCACCCAAAGGCGGGATCAAGGGTCTGGCGCTCGGCAGGAAAGACCTCTTCATGATCGACCCCCGAGAACTGCAGGAAGAACCGGGGTGGAATCAGCGCGAAGAGGGTCCGGGGCTTGACGCTCACGTCCGGTGGCTGGCCGATTCGATCAAGGAGAATGGTGTACAGGAGCCGATCACGGTTTACCTGAAGGATGGTCTGCCCTTCATCACGAACGGTCACTGCAGGCAGCGTGCGGCTCTTCTGGCGATATCTGAGGGCGCTGACATCAAGGCTGTTCCGGTGCGGGTCGAGGAGCGCGGCACCAACGACGCCGACCGCATCGTCTCGATGATCACCCGGAACGGCGGCAAGGAGTTCACCTCGCTGGAGAAGGCGAAGGTCGTGAAACTCTTGCTGGGGTACGGGCTGACAGTCGCGGAGATCTCCAAGAAGACCAGTTTCAGCCACACCACGGTCGGGGATCTGCTCCGTCTCTGCGAGGCACCGCAGGCAGTCGTGGAGATGATCCGCAATGGGGATGTGTCTCCCACCATGGCGACCGACGTTCTCCGCAAGGAAGGAGCTATCGAGGGTGCCAAGACCCTGACCGAGGCAGTCGTAGTTGCCAAGTCCGAGGGCAAGAAGAAGGCGACCGCCCAGCACCTCCCACAGAAACCTGCCAAGGAGCGTGCCTTCCTGCCGTCGTGGGTTCTCTATTCCATGGGTCTGGGCCTGAAACCGTCTGTCGAGATCGAGGGTGCCTACGGGGTCGAGTCGTTGGCTAACACCGAGTTCAAAAGGCTGCGCGATTTGGGCGCGGGTGTCCGTGCGTTCTACCTCGTTGAAACCACTTTCATCCCGGCAGCAAAAGACGCCAAGGCGTGAAGCCGATAACGATCAAGGTCTGCCGCCGAGAAGTGGAGGACAGCGGCATGACCTTGTCCCAGATCGCTCTCCAGAAGCTGAAAGAGGCTGGCGTGCCGATGGCGCAGACCGATCTCAGAATCTTTTGCCGACACGGAGTGCTTGAGGAAGGACGAGACAACTACTCTGGAGATGTATTTTACCACTGGACCCCACCGCGACCGTAAAAGGAGATTTACCATGAACAAAGCTGAACTGATCGAAGCAGTAGCAAAGTCCACAGGCGAGACGAAGGCGTCCACCGCCAAGATCGTTGACGCAGTTTTTGAGACCATCGCCGCAAGCTCGGAGGTGACCATCTACGGGTTCGGCAAGTTTGAACACGCCCTCCGCGCTGCCCGTAAGGGTCGCAACCCGCTGACCGGGAAGGAAATCGACATCCCGGCGAAGACCGCTTTCGTCTTCAAGGCCAGCAAGTCCCAGAAGAAGTAACGAGTTCCCGGCAACGGGCTTGTACCCCTATGCGGAGCGTCAAGCTCCGTAACGCTATGGGAATGGGTGATAGCGGGTAGAAAGAATGCGTACCCCGTGAGGTGGGCAGTAAGGATCGGGTATAGTCCTGATCGCGAGAATGCCCCTGACTTCCGGGAAAGACGGATGACCAGCCGGGAAAGTAGCGGCACTAAATTAACTGGAGGGAAATATGACCCGTTTCAAAAGGTTCCATCGTCTGTTTAAAGAGGTGTGCTGCGCGGCCAACAAGCTATCGGTATACACCCAGTACATCCTCGCCATCATCGCCACCATCGTGATGCTCTATAACGAGACCGTCTACCACGTCCGCTCTCCCTACACCTTCATCGCCGTTATCATCTGGACGCTCGCGGGTGAGGTCATCCGCTGCCGCAGGAAGCTGGGCTGGTACAGGGAGTTGGACGAGGATGGCGTATCGCAGGATGCCAGCCAAGCACTCTCCCCCGTTGGTCAGGGTGTGATTTCTGCAGACCGAGCGAGGGAAGCCGCCAACACGGTAATGCACAGGAGAAACCAGTGAAGGTCTCCCTGAATAACGGGGGGCTGGCTGACGGTCGATTCACTGATGCTGGTGGTCAGGTCTGGTCCGTCACCCGTCTCATCGAACACAGCAAGGGGCTTGTACCTTTCGATATGCCGCTGGCAGGCATCTGTATCAGTGAGCCGGTGTTCCGTGAATCCAAGACTGCCAGATCCATCGCAGAGCATGTCAAGCGGGTCAACGAGACCGACCTCCAGTACCCGATCCTGCTGGATCCTGACGGGTTCATCATGGACGGGTGGCACAGGGTAGTCAAGGCGCTGGTCGAGGGGCATGAAACTATCAAGGCGGTGCGCTTCCTGAAGCTCCCCTTCTGCGATTTCACTGAACCCAGCACATCGAGGTAGTAATGAACGCATCACAGAACTACTTGAACGAGTTCACCGACGCAGTAGGCCAGCGCCTCCAGACGATGCTGAAGGATGTCAGCCTCGACCTCATAGATATCGGCCTGCGCTCTGCAGCTGCCGCAGTAATCACCCCCGGCGTGGACGTTATGCGGCTGCACGTCTGGGCTATCCGACCGGAGACCCGTGAAGGGAGGGAGTTCTCGATCAGGTTCGGCGCTGACGTGCAGTCGGTGGTCGATTCCTCCATCATCGCCCCCCTCTGCGACAGCATCGTCAAGACGTGCGTGGAGTACTTCTACCCGGATAGCAAGAAACCCATTGCGTCCGCGTAGTCAATCCAGTAGAATGAGCAATCATTTTGGTAGGAGGAACCATTGGCAAACGAACTCACGGTTGAGCAGGCTGAAGAACTGAGGGTGAACCTGCTCAATCGTGAGTGGCGTCTCTCAAACTTGTACTACATTAAGGATAAACACGGCAAGAAGGTCAAATTCCAGATGAAACCTGTCCAGAGATACCTTCTTGACAATTTCTGGTACTTCGATCTGGTTCTTAAGTCCCGGCAGCATGGAATAACTACTTTCATGTGTATCGTTTTCCTTGACGAGTGCCTTTTTACTCCTCATCTCAAGGCTGGTATCGTTGCTCAGACCGAAGACGATGCAAAAGAGATTTTTGCCACGAAGATCAAGTTCGCTTACGAGGAGCTCGACCCTCTCATCAAGGCGAAACTCGCCAGCGCCGTTAACAGGAAGGATAAGCTGGAGTTCAGCAACGGATCCAGTCTGTTCTGCGACTGTTCCCTCCGTGGTGGCACTGTCCAGCGCCTTCATATATCAGAATTTGGCCCAATGTGCGCCAATGCCCCGGATCGGGCAGCAGAAGTCATCGCTGGTGCCTTAAATACGGTCCATCCGGGCAATATCATCTCTATTGAGTCCACGGGAGAGGGTGAGGACGGAGAATTCCACCGTTTGTGGCAAATCGCCTCAAATGATGCCCTTGCAGGCAAGAAATTGGGCAAATTGGAGTTCAAATACTTCTTTTTCGGCTGGTATTGCGACTCAGACAACGTACTTCCTGCCGGTTCAATGATCATTACGGCTGAAATGCAGGACTATTTCGACAAGATTCAGCCCGAAGTCAAGCGGCTTTCCGACTTGGGAATCATCATGCCGATGCCCGACGGGTTGCTAACTGACTCTCAAAAGGCGTGGTACATCGCCAAATCGATCCAGCAGGGCGATAAAATGCATTCCCAGCACCCAAGTATACCTGAAGAGTCTTTTCGCTCTACAGCCGAAGGTGCGTACTACAGGAAGCAGTTCGCGTTTCTGTACGAAAACAAGCGAATCTGCCGCGTTCCCTATGTGCCGGGAGTCCCAGTCAACACCGCATGGGACTTGGGCGCTGACGACTACACTGCCGTCACCTTCCACCAGAAGATCGGGCCAGAACACCGCATCTGCGGATACTACGAGAACTACAGCGAGGACTTGACCCACTACGTCCGGTACATGCAGGACAAGGGCTGGGTCTGGGGGACGCACTACCTCCCCCATGACGCCGCAGCAAAGCGCCTGAGTCTGGACAACTCGTCTATCGAGGATCAACTGCAGACCTTGGGCCTGCGGAACACTGAGGTGGTCCCGAAGACTGCCGACGTGACAGCCTCGATCCAGACCACCCGCGACTTCCTCATTACCTGCTGGATCGATGAGGTCAACTGCTCGGTGGCGATCTCGCACTGGCAGGCGTACCGCAAGAAGAAGGACAAGCAGGGGCGCTGGCTGAAGACGCCCCTGCATGATGAGCATTCGGATGGTTCAGACTCACTACGAACCCTCGCCTGCGGACTGACCTCTGGGTCGGGTGCTGGCAAGGGTGGGAAGTTCCTCAAGGCACGCAAGAAGCCGAATTTGCGTGCATTCAGATCATCTTAAAGGAGACGTATGAACTTCGGAGAAGCACTGAGGCTGCTCAAGCTGGGCAAGAAAATGGCGCGATCTGGTTGGAACGGTCGGGGGATGTTTATCTATCTCGTCCCGGCTAACGCCTACCCCGCATCGACTCCCATCGCAAAGAGCCATTTCGGGGGCGAGTTGGTGCCTTGTAATGCATATCTGGCGATCAAGAACGTCGATGAGACGGTCAGCACTTGGGTTCCCAGCATCAACGATGTCCTGTCCGAAGATTGGGTCATGGCGTGACCCGCGAGATCATGGTCCACGCGATCCACACCGCAGACAAGCGGGACTTGCTGCGGAAACACACCCCCTCGCTGGAGCATATCCGCACCCAACTCGCACGGTCAGTATCGGAGCGGGTGATGCTGCACCCGGATGTCTTTACCGAGTCAGACTGGAGTGCGGACGGGAAGAAAACCTACTGCGCTACATGCATCGTTCTCACCCCTCGCGGATTTGACGATCTGGTAGAAAAGATCAGCCGCGACATCGAGCGCGGGATCAGACCAATGTACGGCGGCGTATACACACCGTAAAAAGGAGAAGAAATTGGCAAGTTTAAATAAGGTCATGATCATAGGAAATCTGGGCAAAGACCCGGAGGTTCGCTACACTGCTGGCGGGGTCGCGGTCGCATCGTTCTCTGTCGCTACGTCCGAGAAGTTCAAGGCCAAGTCGGGCGAGTGGGAAGAGAAGACCGAATGGCACAACGTGACCCTCTGGGCGCGGCTGGCCGAGATCGCCGGGGAGTACCTGTCGAAGGGCAAGACCGTCTACATCGAAGGTCGTCTCCAGACCCGGAAGTGGACCGACAAGGAAGGCAAGGACCGCTACACGACCGAGATCGTTGGCGAGAAGATGCAAATGCTTTCCGGTAAGGGCGAGGGTGCTGGTGGCGGCAGACCGGAGCAGCGTGAGCGCAGTCAGGCCGCGCAGGGCAGCAGTCAGCAGGGTAACAGCTACGAGGAACCCGTATTCAACCCGGACGATGAAATTCCCTTCTGATTCTAGGTAGTTACGAGGTTTCTTTGAAGAAATGCTTTAAGTGTGGAACGACTAAACCTGTGAGCGACTTCTATAAGCACCCCCAGACGGCTGACGGTCGGCTGGGAAAGTGTAAGGAGGCACGACAAGGTTGCATACGCCATCGTCGCGCCCGTTTAATCCATCAAGTAGAATGATTGTTCTTGACAAAAGAACGAGAACATGAGATCAATGCCGCTATGCTCACTCCCGGTTGGAAGAAAACATTGACTGACACCGTCCGCGACCTGAAAGTGGTTTCGCCGGAATTCACTGGCAAGCTGGTGATCAACGTCAACAACGGTGCGATCTGCGACGTAGAGAGGCAGGAGAAGCTGAAGTAGATATTCCGGGGTAGCTCAGTGGTAGAGCGTTCCCCTGTTAAGGGAATGGTCGTAGGTTCGATACCTACCCCCGGAGCCAAAATTAAATATAACACCCCGGTTAAATTCTTCCTCGTAAGAGGTTACTGAACCCCGGATTGATAGTTCCTTCACAGGCTATTGATCCGGGTTTTTTTGTTTCAAGGGACGGTCAATGGCGTACACCAGCGGATTAGGCTCGGTCCAGTTCCTGAGTAACGAGGAACTCGACGCACAGGAAGATGCGGCCAAGATGGCAGAGCGTGAACTGGTCGTAGTTGCGTCCACGCTTGCCATGTTCGTCCGTGACTTCTTCAGCACCGCCAAGACCGCCAAGCTCACCATCGATCAGGAATACCTGCGCCTCACTCGTCAGTCCCTTGGCGAGTACGAGCCTGAGATGCTGGCCGCGCTCAGAGACGCCGGTATGCCCGAAGACTTCATTCGCCTCGTCAGCCGCAAAGAGCGCGATGTCGAAGGGTGGTTGTGGGACGTGTTCAACTCGATGGGCGACAGGTCGTGGGATATCACCCCTGACGCTGATCCGGTTCTCCCCCCGTCCATTGAGGCGTTCATCAACGGGAAGGTGCAGGACAGTATCATGGATCACCCCGAAGTTCAGGCGATCCTGATGCAGGCCCAGCAGACAGGGCAGGCACCCGACCGTAGGAAGATCGCATCCATTGCACGGCAGGAAGCCGCCACCCTCTCCGACGAGGCGGTAGCTGACGCCCGTCAGTACGGCGAGGAGAGATGCACCGCGATGGAGAAGGTCATACAGGACCAGCTTGATGCTGGTGGCTACTACGACGCCCTCAAGGCGTGCATCAATGACCTGTCGCGCCAGCAGGCTTGCATCATGAAGGGTCCGATCCTCAAGCGCAAGAAGATGCTGGGCGAATGGAAGCAGGTTGGCAACAGGTGGAAACCCGTTGTCGAGTCCCAGATCATTCCGTGCTTTGAGCGGGTTTCCCCTGCTGATTGGTATCCGGTCGCCAACAGCAACTCCATCCACGACGGGTCCGCTGTCGAGCTTGAGCATTTCAATGATCCGGCAGACCTCTCCAAGCTGATCGGAGTCCCCGGATACCGGGATGACGTGATCAAGTTGATCCTTGCGACCTATGCCAATGGGCATAAGGAGTCCACCCCCATCGCCCCGGAGAGGTTCCTGCTGGAGAAGCAGAACACGACCGGCATGTACTCCGACAAGGGTCTCGACTCCCTCAACTTCTGGGGCGAGATCTCTGGCAAGTTGCTGAAGGATTGGGGCATTGAAGAGGCGGTAGACGAGGCCGAATTCTACTTCTGCAACGTGAAGATGATCGGCAGCTTCGTGTATCGGGCGATCATCAACCCGGATCCGCTCGGCAGGAAACCGTACCACGGCACCAGCTTCATCAAGAGCAACGACTCCCAGTGGGGAACCGCTCCGGGGCAACTCTGCTACGACATTCAGGGCTTTTGCAACAACGTGGTCCGCAACCTGTCCCGCAACATCAGCGAGTCGGCTGGGCCGATGGCAGAGGTTAACGAGGACCGACTGGCAGAGGGTGAGTCTCCCGACAGGTGGCCCGGAAAGACGTTTGTCACCACGAACAAGGGGATGCAGTCGGGCGATGTCGTAAAGTACTTTCAGGCGCAGTTGATGGCGACAGAACTCTGGACTCTGTTCCAGAACGCCAAGCTGGAACTGGACTCCATCGTCATCCCGTCCTTTGGGCAGGGGTCTTCGTTGACGAAAGGTGGCGGCAGGACTGCTTCAGGTCTGGCGATGATTGCCAACGCCGAGTCCCGCAACCTGAAAGTGTCAGTCTGGAACGTAGACAACGACATTCAGATACCGTGCATCGAGCGACTGTTCGTCCACAACATGCTCTACTCGGACGATGACAACATCAAGGGTGCGCTGAAAGTCAAAGCCCGTGGAGTAGCTGCCCAGCTAGTCAAGGAAAACATGAGCGTCAGGCAGGGCGAGTTCATGACTCGCATCATGAACCCCCTGCTCGCGCCTGTCGTAGGTACCAAGGGTCTGGCCTACCTCGTCCGCAAGGATGCGGAGAACTTGGGACTCGACCCGAATCAGGTCGTCCCCAACTACGCCCAGATAGAGTCGTCAGCCCCGGCGTCAGCACCCCCGAATCCCGTCGCGCAACAGGACGCTGCACAGGCTGGCGGGGCGCAGGCAGCGCAACTACCGGGACCGGCAGAGACTGACGTTGCAGGCACGCCCATGGCGCAGAATAACGGTGACCGCACCGCAGGGTAGAAGGGACGCTTATGCAGAGAGTCGATGAGAAATTGGCGAACGCGCTGATCAGGCTGGGGAACGACCCGGACTTCGTCCATGTCCACCAGTGGCTGACAGGTAACTACCGCTGCCAGTTGGTGGAGAACGTCGATCTGACGGGCGAAGCTGGAGTGAGAGGGCAGGGCGCGGCCAAGGTGCTGCAGGAGATTACAGACATTTTCGACAACCCCCGCGAGTTGGCTGAGAAGTTGAAGCAGGGAGCCGCGAGGGCAGCAAGTAAGAAGGTAGGCAGGTAGGCAGTAACAGGGACACCGGAGACGGACCCTATCCCAGCAGGCGGCGACCGTGAAGACGAGCCAGAGGAGCAGCATGAACGCACGAATGAGATTGATGAGAGAAAGGGCAGATGAGTCGGCTCAGTTACTGGCAGATGCGTTTGTAGATCCCGCAACCAAGCCCGAAGTGGCTGGTCTCCCGGCGGCTGCAGTCGTGCCTGAACAGGTAGCTGACGTGATCCCCGTCCCCGCAGCAGCACCGATTGCTGACCCCGCAGTCGCGGGTCTGCAGGCTGAAATCGCACGACTGAACGCCCGTCTCAACGACGAGAATAACCCTACCGACAGAGCGAGATACTCGTCTCTGCAGGGGATGTTCAACGTGATGAGAACCGAGATGGACGCTCTGAAGGCGGCAGCACTGGTCCCGGCAGCGGCGATTATCCCCGACACCACCGAGTACGACACTCTGGTGAAGGAGCAGGGCGAAACCACTGCGAATCTCCTCAGACCGTATCTGGTGAAGATCGCAGAAATGGAAGCGACCCTCGCTGGCGTCACCGGAGAAATGAAGACCACCAAGGAGCAGACGGGCAGGGTGGCACAGGTGCAGGCCCAGACCGCCGACGAGCAGTTCTTTACCGCTCTGGAGACGGCGTCCCCCGGCTGGAAAAAGACCAACGGGTGGGCAGCGGAAGGGGTCGTACAGGATCCGCGCTTCGATGCCTTCATCAGGTCGAACATCCCCGGCACGCTGATACCCTACCAGACCGCCATGAACGAGGCATACGGCAAGCGCAACGCTGCCAGTGTGGCTGACATCTTCACGACCTTCCAGAAGTCTCTGGGGGTCATCCCTGCGGTCCCGGCAGTCCCGGCGGCGAAGACGGCGCAGGAGGAACTCGCCAGATTAGTTGAAGCGGACAAGGTCGGGAAGGGTGCAGCAGTCCCGGCGGCTGGTGCCACTGAGATCATCCCTCACGCCGAGTACGACGCATTCGTCAACAGCATCAAGCGCGGAACATTTACGGGGACTCGCGATGAGCGTACAGCCCTGCAGAATCGATTCGATACAGCATTGAGCGAGAACCGGATCAGGTAATTGATCACCAACTAGCAAGTCCGTTGCGGGAGAACACCCGCCACAAAGGATGCCAAGATGAAAACTTTCTGCCACAAACTACTCATGCTCCTGACGGTGATCGTACAGGCACCTATCCTCGCCATGATGGGGATCGTCCCCGGCGCTCCGGGTGCCATCGACTACAGTCAGGCGGGTCTGGACAAGCGCATTCCGTGGGCTTTCTCCAACAAGACCATCCTGAAGTTCTACGATGCCTGCGTGGTTGCCAGCATCACCAACACCGACTATCAGGGCGAAATCTCTGGTCTGGGTTCCAAGGTCATCATCAACACGACCCCGGACACCAAAATCAGTAAGTACTACAAGGGCAAGCTGATCAACTGGCAGGATCTGTCCAGCCCTTCCGTGGAGCTTGAGATCAACCGCGCCATCGACTTCGCGTTCAAGATGGACAAGGTGGACCTGAAGCAGTTTCAGGACAAAGCGTTCCTCGACAAGCAGGCTGCAGACGCCGCCAAACAGCAGAAGATCTACATTGACGGCGAGTTCCTCGGTTCCGTGTTCGTGGACGCCGCCGCAGCCAACAAGGGTGCCTCTGCTGGCAAGAAGACCGGCATCACCGCCACCGGCAGCGCGAACAGCGGCTACAACCTCGGCGCAACCGGCGCCCCCGTCGCGGTTACCAAGACCAACATCATCGACAAGGTGCTTGAACTCTCCGGTATCGGTGAAGAGCAGTCGTGGGACGAGGACGGTCGCTGGCTGGTCATGCCGAG